TGCAACCTCTGTTTTCTTCTCAGCCGTATCACAACGACCAAGTTGAATAATGATCTTATCGTAAAAATAAGAATCCGGTACGGTATTCATTGCTTCTTCCAGACGGGCATAGTCACCCGCTGGAACAGAAACAGTGAAATAACCCAGGTGATACCTGACCCTACTTTTATCGAAGTCAGAAAGCTGCACAGCCTTATTCAGTCATCCATTTATTATAGATTGCAGTAATCAACCAAATAGACCCTGCAAGTAATCATAGGTTGAAGCAGCTTGTCCTTGGAGGTAGGGTTCTTGACTAATGTACTGATTAATGAAAGAACGCTGCGGTGATAAAGCTTGAGATAATACGCCAGCAACTAATTGATTAGTGAGACTAGGTTTTTCTTCCTTGTCTTTGCCGCCATACTGTGTCCCATACATAAAGGCTTCAAGAATATCCGAAGTCCTGGTGTCTTGCTTCTGTTGTTCTTGGCCAGGAGCAGGTGGCAGGACTGGGGCCGGAGGAGGACTTCCCCCTACAACCTCAGAAGCTTTACCTGGAGTTGTATGCAACAACCTTATGTCGTAAGGATTGCCTTGTGCATCTGTTGTTCGAATAGTACCAAAACCTTGATCTGGTATATAGCTTCCGTATCCTTTGTAAGTAATAGAGGTGCCCGCTGGTGCCGCGATATCTATGCCCTTATGAAATGTACTAGCGCCAGGAGCTGGTGCCTTTCGTCCACCAAACTCACTTGTAATAGGAAAGTTCCACTGCCAAGTTCCGTACCGTTGCTCAACGACAGGCTTCCCTCCCAGCATTAAATTCTGTAAAAGGAATTTGGCTGTTCGTGGATTGATTGGTTTTCCTTTATTAGGACCAAACTGAGGAACAATCCTGGGATCAAGATGCGCTCCTGTTGTGGGAAAAATATCCTTGCTTGGATCGACAATAGCGCCTGCAGGAATTAAGCCAGCCATTATTATGATTTTCTTTTTATTCTAAATTAAAAACCCCTGGTTTCCCAGGGGTCATATGTCAGACACGAATTAGATCAGCTGAAAATACCGCTTCCCAATCAACCCTTTTGATCTGTTTTAACTGCTCAAGTGAATTAAATCTTTCACCCGACAAGGACATTTGAAGATCTTTGATTTCTCGCGCAGTTTTCAAACCAATTCCCTTGATATGATCTGCAATCATTTGAGCAGTTGCAGAATTAATATTTAAACGATTGTTGGGAGGAAAAGTGCGAGGCTCTTCTTGTGCTGCTTTGTCTTTTACCTGTAACGCCTTAACCTTCTTAGTTGCGGCTTCATCAGGAAGCAATTCAGTTTTGTAAGCAGTGTAGAGGCGACCGTCTTGGTCTTCGACCATGAACCAATCGCCATTGTCCCACTCACTTACGACTTTGACACGAGCGCCTGTCTTTTTGTGCTGATAAAGCATAAGGACCAGAGTTAATTTCTGGTCCTAGTTTAACTTACTCAGCTAACAGTGCGGTTGGGAAGATAAGCTTCAATATCGTCGTAAGCAGGTGCGTCATCCGGCTGGATGTAGCAGATCTCAACGGCGAGATAACCGGTCTTGCCAGCAGCAGAATCAGCGTCAGAGATGTAGATACCGCCGGAAGTACTAGCGTCGTTAGCAGCACCTTTAGCGAACACCTTCAGGGTGGTGCCAGCAGAAGCCGCATAGTAGAGCACGCCGCCGGAAACACCTGCAGCACCAGTAGCGGTGATGAAGGGGTTGGTGCCAAAGGCTTGGCTACCACCTGCGAAGTAAATCTTGGTGGCGGCGTCGCCAGATACAGTAGAGGTCAGGTTGGCCTGGATAGGACCTTCGCCCACACCAGAAGCTGCGGTAGGACCACTGGAATCGCGACCAAAGGAAATTACGTTACCAGTTGCGGCATACACACCAGAAGCAACACGGCCATCGCCCCAGCCAGAAGCAACGGAGATCGCAGTGCGATACACGTAAGCAGGCTGAGTAGCGCTACCGGAGATCACCATGCCGGTGATGTCGGGACGAGTATCGTCTTGACGATAAGGTGAAGGCACAATAACAGTACCAGTCACCAGAGGAGCGCCCGAAGTCTGGGTAACAGCCACGTAACCGCGCTGTTGGAAATAACGATAACCAGGAATAGCCAACACGGAAGTGGGGCCGCCCTTGGAAGCGTTATTCGTGCCATCATCGGTGGTATCAATATTCTTATACCAACCATTCAGAGGCTCAGCCCAGTTGCCTGGGTAGATTTTTTTGGAAGATAAATAAGTCATTTATTTGTCCTTTTGTTTTAAGTATTGCGAAAATCAAACGTCACCGTCGTCAGACACATAGCTGAATGCGGTAGTCACGAAGTCCTTGTTCAGGATTTCGAAACCAGCATACAGTTGCCAAATCAGGATAATGAAGCGGCTGAAGTCATCGTTGTTGTTGATGAGCACCTGAGCGTTGGGACCGCCGATACCAACACCGATCGCCTGAGGACCGAAGAAGTAACCTTGAGCCACTTCCTGAGAAGTGTAAGAGCCACCAGTGCCAGCGAAGGAGGTGGTTACGTTCTTAGTGGGGAAGTTAGTCGACTCGAAGAACTTCACACCTTCGAACTGAACGCCAGTAGGCATCACGGGTTCACCAGCCAGGAAGTAGCCTTGGCCAGCCTGAGGACCCATGTAGAAGCTGGCGTTGTTAGGCATCATGGGATTGCCCATGTACATGCCCTGGCCAGGGTTACCAGCGTAACGAGCGATCTCACGGAAGTCGGGATCACGACGCAGGTGAAGCATGAAGGTAGGATCGCAGATGCAGCGATACAGACCATCAGCAAAGGTCGGTACGTTGCGCTTGCGCAGATCCTTGACAACAGTCAGAAGGTCGGTACGCACCGAGAACTGTTGTACGTCAGCGGTGTACTCAGTGCCAGTGTAGGTGATACGACCGGAAGAATCCTTCGTCTTGCCACCAGGGAAGTAGTAACCACCCTGAGTGGTGGAGGCGGCACCATTGGCTTCTGCTTTGGCGAGTTCATCAATGAACACGCGATCGCGCCAACGGCGGTAGTCGTCAAGCAGCGTCAGGCTACCGATCGACTGGTGGAACATGTTGAGGTTGCCCGTATCCAGCAGAAGGCGCTGGGCTGTGATCAGAGTCTCACGAGCAATCTTGAAGGTCGAAGGCTGAGTAGGATCGCCCGGATCTGCAGGACCAGTGTATTCCTTCAACACCACCAGGACTTTCTCCTTGGTGATGTTACGGCTGTTAGCGGTACCAATCGTTTGATCGGCAATACGCTCACGGCTGTCCTTGGTACCAGGGGTACCCCAGAACTTATAGCGGTCTAACTGAACAGTTTGACCAGGTTGCCGAGTGAAGTCATGAACGACAACAGGCTCGACCGCCATTTCTGCAATGTAAGCAGGGTGGGGGCGGTAGAGCTCCGCACCCAAAATCTTAGGGAAGTCGTTGTCAATAAACACTTTGTTTTATCCTCCAGTGTCGCAGAAAGTGTTGTTATCGGATGAAAGATTCAGACATTAACATGTCTTATCTAACACAAATTTTAGCAGTCCGTAATTCTTTAATTACTAGTACTGCAAAGTAGTCGGATAAATGCTCGCGGAATTACTCGAACCATATCCTTCGGGATTGATCGGCATCTGTGCCTGGAATCCAGGTACACCCATAGCGCCAGGTACAGAAGCGGCTGCTACACCACCAAGACCGGCAAGAAGTGCACCCGCAGGAACAGCTCCAGCAGCAGCGGTTTTTTGTAACATGCCTGGAGTAATTGCTCCAGCACCTTTGTACGCACCGCGCAATCCTTGAGCAACTTGCTCAAGAGCCTGCATGCGCTTACCACCTTTAGGAACTTTTTCAGCGGCGCCAACGACTGCTTTACCCACGGGCACAACAGCGCCCTGAAGGGTTTTAGTAATGTACGGTGCGTATTGACCGGCCATACGAGCAGCACCTAACGCACCACGAGCGCCAAGTGCCGCAGCGGTACCTGCAACAGCAGCAGTGCCAGGGCCTTCACCTTGATTAGCAAGCATCCCGCCAACCGCAAGACCTGCGGCAGCGGGGATACCATACGCAAGGAGGGGACGTGTTTGTCCCAGGGGTGCCATCGCTTGTTGCATCTGGGGTGCCGGAGCTGCTGCAGGAGCAGCAAAAGGCGCCGGGGCACCACCAAGATTTACATCACCCTGGGGAAAAGCAGTGGCACCATAATAGCGACCAGCATAGCCGGGGAGCATAGAACCCCCTTCAATCTGTGCCGGAGATAATCGACGGCCAACTTTCACGCCCATGACGTCACTCCATTACAAACAGTTTGTTTGCAACAACTTGAGGCTGAGCTTGGTTCAGAACGCGCCAGGCATTCTGCGGATCACGAGCCATTTGCTCCTGGAAGTTGCCCCAGAAGTTTTCAGGCATTTGTTGACCTGCAGCCTGAGGGGGAGCAGGGAATTGACCCATGGCAGGGTTAATTGCTTCAGTGCGATAACCAGGAGTCTCAAGTTCGGTTTCGCTTTCGTACACGGGGTACGGACCTTCGGGACCGAAGAACTTAAGGGTGTAATCACTCAGAACATCGGGATTCGTAAGAATCTCGTTGTAAGCCAAGTTCTCCTGGTGCTCGTTCACCGCAAAGTTTGCGTAACCAGTGATGGCATTAGCGGCGCGGCTTCCCCATGCGACGGCGCTGTCCAGCATTCCCTCCAGATTCAGGGC